TGCCAGATCTCGCTTGCCTTATCCTTGACATTGTTCCAGACGGTGCTGACATCGATTGACGGCAGGTCGATCTTCTCGGTGAGGAAGTCCTTCGCGGCATTGAAAATGTCTTCTGCCGTGCCGGAAATGGTCGACCAATTCAGCATACCCACGACGGGCAGATCAATCTTCCCAGTCAGGAAATCTTTAGCGTCGTTGAATATGTCGCTTGCGGTGGCCGTTACGGTATCCCACGCGCTTGTGGCAATCTTAGTGACCGAAATCTCGCCGCCAAAAAATCCCTTTACCTGATCCCACAGGTCACTTGCCGTTGCCGTGATCGCATCCCATGCGCCGGTGGCAATATCGATGACCGAAATTTCGCCGGTAAAGACACCTTTCACATTCTTCCAGATGTCTCCCGCGGTTTCCTTGATGGTATCCCATGCACCTGTCGCAATGTCCGCAACAGATATCTCGCCGGTAAATACGCCCTTGACGGTTTCCCAGATGCCCTGTGCCTTGCTGATGATCGGCTGAAGGAAACCCATGACCTTGTCGGCGATCGGGCTAAAGAATGTGCCGACTGCTTCAGATACGCTCTTCCAGATCCCCGACAGCTTCTCACCGAGAGACGCCGCGGCTTCCTTGACCTTGTCCCAATTCTTCCAGAGGGCAATACCGGCAGCAATGACGCCCGCAATCGCCGCAACGATCAATCCGATCGGGCCGGTCGCTACTGCAGCGATAACACCGCCACCGCCTGCAACCGCACCGGTCGCTGCTGTGATCGCACCGATCGCACCGCTGATCAATCCGATGACCGTACTGATCGCACCCGCAACCTTGCCGACCACGACGAGCACCGGGCCGACGACCGCCGCGATACCGGCGATCTTGATGATGAGCTGCTGTGCGCCCGGTGATAATCCCTCCCAGCCGCTCCGGAGCTTTTCGACCACGTCGAGCATGGACTGCATCGCGCCCTGGATCATCGGCGCGGCAGAATTAACCAGGTCAGCGCCCATGAGCTTCAAATTGTTGAGCACGAGCGTCATCTGATCCAGGGGATCCAGCGTCTCGTTGAACGTGTTTTCTGTCGCCCCGGCGAAGTCCCCCATGGAACCGGCGAGGTCGTCGAGGTTCAATGTGCCGTTCTTAGCCGCCGTATAGAACGCATCGCCCGCCTTCTTGCCGAACAGGTCGTAAGCCGCCTGCAGCTTCTCGGTGTCGGATGCGTTGCTCCCCATGGTGGTCGAAAAGTCGGACAGGGCGCTGTCAAGGCTCTTTCCGTCCTTTGTGGCGGTCTGCATGGCCTTCTTTAAGCCCGCCATGGCTGTGGAGCTGTCCATACCGGACTTCTCCATCTGACCGAGGAAGCCGACCGATTCTTCAGCAGAAAGGCCAAGCTCCTGAAATGCCGTAGCATTCTTCTCGAGGCCGGATGCAAGTGTATCAACAGAGATGCCGGTCTTCTGACTGGTATAAGTCATTGCATCCAGCAAAGAACCGGCGCTTGACGCGTCCTGTCCGAACGAAGTCAAAACCTTTGCGGACGATTCAATGGCGCTTGTAACATCTGTGCCGTTGACCTCGGCAAACTGGATAAATGAGGTCGTGAGGCCTTCCAGCTCATCACCGGTCACGCCGAACCGCGTGTTGAGTTCGCCGACCGCTTCAGCCGCTGTCTGGAAATCAGTCGGAACGGATGTAGCCACGTTGGAGACGACCGTCTGCAGACCTTCCAGCTCCGTACCCGTAGCGCCCGTTTTGGTCGCCACGGTGTCCATGGCTTCGTCGACCTCTTTCCACGCAGATACAGAAGCCGCAGCTACCGCCACGACGGGAGCCGTGACGCCTTTGGTCAACGCGCCGCCGACCTTTGTGGCTTTCTCGCCCATGCGGCCGAGGCTTTCCTGCCACTTCTCGAGGGTGACATTATGCTTTTCGAGCTCAGAGTTGACCTCTTCAAGCTGACTTTCGTATTTCGACAGCGTACCCTTCGCCTTCTCGAGGGCGGCGCGTTTCTTCGCAATCGCCTTCTCGTTGGCGTTTTCGTCGCTCTCCATCTCTTCGAGCTGAGATGAGAGCACCTCGACCTTCTTCTTGTAGGCTTCGGTCTGCGAGCTGAGGTATTTCTGCCGGTCACCGAGCTTCTTCGATGCCGATGTATTGCTGTCGTATCCCTCTTTAGCCTTCTTAAAGGCCTTATAGTTTTCCTGAGAGGCCTGAGTAACGGCCTGCAGCTGGCTCTTAAAGTCCGATACGCCTTCAGCGGTAAATTCAAGACCTACGCGTTTAATGTCTTCCGCCATTACTCAGCACCTCCTCTCTAAATTCCAGATAACTCTTGTTGTGTACGCGCATGAGGTAAATCTCCTGCAGTTGCTCCTCGAACAGTTTCTTCTGTAGTTCCTGTATGGATTGCAGGAGCCGTCCACTGCGCACCCAGTGCGTCAGGATTCGGTCCGCCCCGCTGCCATAGCGGCGGTAAATCTCATCCTGGAACCAGAACTCGAGGTTTTGGTAAACAATTTCAAAGCACGTGTAAAAAAATCAACGAACGCGTCCCTGTTCACATAGCCGTCGATCAGCTCGATGAGTTCCACACCGCTGATTCCCTCGATATCTTCCACCGTGCATCCGTAGCCGTCCGCAAGAAGCGCGAAGATCTCATTCTTGCACGATGAGAAGTTCGACAGCATCAGCTCGATGGCCTTCGTGATCATCACGTTCTGCGCTTCCTGCGCCGCGATGGCTGCGGCCCTCTGCTTCTCCGTCCACTTATTCAGCGGAAGCGGAACCTGCTTGCCGTCCTTCATGGTCATGGGCGGCTCAAACGATGCCTTTGATGCTTCAGCGCTAACCAGCTGCAGGAGCTGACCGACACCGAGTTTAGACAGGAGCGCAGTCATCATAAATACCGCGTCCGCCGAGATATCCCTTAATTCGAAAACAGGGGCGACCGAAGCCGCCCCGTCGTTGTTCATATTTGCCATACATTAAACCTCCCCCATCAATTCATTATGCGCTCTGCAGAGCCTTGGCAGCTGCAGCAGTCAGGATCGGGGCCGCAAAGAAAGCGGCTTCTGTGATCTTATTCGTGCTCGCATCGCCGGTGAACACTCTGACATCGATGCCCTTCTCATCGTCCATGCGATAAGCGCGGATCGTGATGTCATCCGTCTGGGAGCTGTGGGATTCGCCGGACGTCGCGGTGCTGTCTGTATTCTCGATCAGCTTGCACTTCGGATACCATCTCAGGTCAAGCTCGCCGGACTTCTTCTGGACGACAAAACCATACGCGAAGAACGGGCGGGCAGCGCCGACCTTACCTTCAACAACAACGCCGCCGTCAACAGCGTCGCCTCTCATCTTGGCAAGCAGAAGATCCGGGAAGGCCAGGTTGGTCTCCTGGATATCTTTGGTCGGGACATCGGTGTCGGAATCATACGCCGCGCCGGAAGCGTAGTCATCGTAACTGTCCGCGTTATCCGTGACCTGCACCTGGGTCACAGTCGGCAGCTTGACGACGTCGGTCTCGAACGTCTCAGTCCATGCGCCGTCCTCGGTCATGGTGTTGAAGCAAATGTACTGCGCGCCAACCGTCAGCTTGACGGAGGGTCTTTTTTCAGTAATCGCCATAAGTCATTTCTCCTATTCGTGAATCTTAGATATCATAAGTTCCTGATATCGTTCCTTGTTTGTTTCCCATGTGGGTTTGAGGTGCGGGCGGGCGCTCATCTTGCGCGTGCCGTTCTCGAGGAACAGACCGTAATAAGACCCCCAACCAACTTCGACCTTCTCGCCCATCACCCTTGAAGAGATTTCGTCCAGCATGTGGGTAGGATGACCACGCGCAGAACGCGGGGACGGCAGGGCATGGACATCATCAACCAGCGCATCAGCGCCGACCTTGAGGATCTCCGTGACCGCATCGCCGTCAACCTTCTTGATGTAGTCCTCGATCAGCTCATCGAAATCAGCAAAGCCGGAATGAAAAGACATTGCCTCACCCCTCTAACACATCCTCGAGGACATCCACAGCACAATACCAATGGTGGTATCCGGGCCCGTTCGTGCCCTTCACGTATTCGTGAAAGAACTGAGGATGAAGCCCCGCGTCGTTCAGCGCCTGCTTCAGGGCTTTGAGGTGTTCGTCCCGGGCACGGTTCGACGCGTAACTGATCTGATAGCGAACGACGGTTTCATAGGTATCGCCGCTTCCCATCTGATCGGTCCATAAGAATTCCCAATAGGCGATCTTCTGCGGCGCTTTTTCTGTATCCAGATACTGTTCGCCTTCGCCCACCGGCACGCCGATACTGTTTACCAGTTCGGAAAACTCCCGTTTTGTCAGTTCCTCTCTCATGCCTTCACCTCGTATTGCATCTCAGGTGTAATCAGTGTGACTTCCGTTTCGAGATACCCGTCTTTCGCCTCGACCTGTGCGACATTGTAGACTTTGTACTGTTCGCCGTCGATGATGCAGACGCATTTCGTCGAGATGTCGTCCCATCTGCGGATTGCGAGCTTGTGTGTCACCTCGACACCGGCCTGTTCAAAGATAAGCCGCGTCCTGTCATAGACCGCCTTGTCCCGGAACGGGACCGGCCCGATGTCTCTGGCCTGGATCATCCTCAGCGGGCTGTCCGGGTTGTCCGGGTCGGCAACATCGACAAGGTCGTAGACCGTCATCACGCCGTCCACATACGCGGGCGGATGCTGAATGCGTTTCTTCACTCACCATCACCGCCTTCGTCTACATCATCGCCGTCTTCGCTGTGCGCCCACTGCCACTGAAGGATGTCGGCGCGGTAGTTCTCCCAGAACTCATTCGTTACGAGGTTGAGCGCGTAGTAGATGTAATTTTTCAATAAACTGCGTGCAATGAGGTCGTTGTCGAAATCCGCATAGATGACGAGGCGACTCAGCGCCGCCCCGCCTTCTGCAGCATATCGCTTCAGGGTATCATCTGAGACATACGGAGCCACAGAATAGTCCGTTCGGACTTCTTCAATTACGCTGTCGTATGTCGTAGTCATTTACTTACGCCTCCCGATTAGTTAGCGGCCGCCTTGGTCGTAACCGTACCTTTGACAGTTACCGGAATGGTCATCGCCTCGAGCTTGGTCGGGTTGAACACGATGAACGCGTTGTCGTCGACCGGGCGACCGTTCGCGTAGGCTTTCGCCACGACAAGGTCCGCATCGTCCAGGGCCAGGGTCTGATCGTAGGTCTTAACCTGAACGTCTCTCAGGCCCATCACGTAAGCGTGCGGCAGACCGAGCACAGCCTTACCGGCGGCGATGTTGGCGGTCTGATGCACCTTGATGTTCATTCCGGTGCCCTCGACCCATGCGCCGTTGGTAGCCTGTACCATCATCGCCGGGCGGACGTACTGGAAGTAGTCGGTCGGATTGCAGATCAGGTGCAGTTCGCCAACCGCTCTCTGACCAGCGCCGGCAGCGGTCGTGGACAGCGTCACACAGGCATTAGCCAGCCCGACGGGCGTCAGGGCCGTGATGGTCTGCAGGACCGTCTTGGCAGTAGCCGGGGCCGCGATGGTCTGCAGGATACCGATCGGCTGATAGGCAGCTGCGCCCTGACCGGAAAGGAAGCCGACCTCGAGGCCGTCCTGCATGGCATCCGCAAGGATAGCAGTGAAGTATCTGTCGACGAACGGCAGGGCCAGCTCCTGGATGGCCTTCGGGATAACCAGAAGCGCCCAGAGCTTGCCAAGCTCCATATTGACGGACGTGATCGTGGCGGACAGGCCGCTGGACCGCTGGAGGGCAGAGGTGAGCTCGCCCCAAACAGCCGTGCCAGTATGGGAAGCGGTCACCCACGTTTTCACATTGGCCGGTGCAAAATCAACGATGCTGAGAACATCGGACTTCGCCTTGACGCTGTCCAGCGTGCGGTCGATGGTCTCCACCGGGATGATGTCGATCTGATCGGCGGTGATGGCCTGACGGATGTTGCCGGATTTCAGCGTGGCATAGAAGTCCTCTTCGGCCTTGGTCAGGGTATGCAGACCGAGGGAGCGCATATACTCCGCATCGGCAGCAGCCTTGCGGGCCTCTTCCTGGATCTCACTGATCATAGCTTCATGCTGATCAGCGGCCAGAAGCTCGAGGGCCTGAGTGATCGCTTCATTCTTGTCTTCGACAGTCTCGAAGATGCTCTGAATTTTCTCGTTCAGCTTATCGTTTTTCATGTTCGTATCTCCTTTAGAAAAATAAATTGAAGCCGGTCAGCTTCTGTTTAGGGTTGTCTTCGTCATCGGGTTCTTCAGGATCCTGCGGCTCTTCCGGATCATCGGTCTGTTCCTGTCCGCCTCTGGCTACGAGCTCATCGAGCTTTGCATCCATGCTCTTAAGCTGTTCCATGATGTCCTCTTCGGTAACTTCGCCGGGATCGTCCTCCTGCTTAACCAGCGCCGCCATGATGGACTTAAACGCGGACTGCCTCAGGCCTTCTTCCGGCTTGCTCTGGATCTCGGTGGCAAAGCCATACTCAAGAGCCTGTTCCGGAAGGATCCAGGTCTCAGCGTCCATCAGCTTGTGGATCTCATCATCAAGCAGTGCAGAACTGTTCTTGTAGGCTTCCACGGATGCCTG